CACCGACGCCTCAGGCGAGACATCAGGACAGAAGGAGACCCCCAGTGACGGCAGCACGCTCAGCGAAGCTCCACAAGGCGAAGCAGGCCAAGACGAAGGTCAAGAAAGCCCGAGTGCGAGCCAAGCGCCGGAAACTGACCTAAAGGCTCAAGAGGCTAAGGCGTTCGCCAAGTTCGCCCAGAAGCCTCGGGCTCGCGAGTTCGAGTTCAAGTTCCACACACCCGAAGAGGCTGAAGTCTTGAAAGCGCAGATAAGCGATACCCCAAAAGGTTTGACTACTAAGGCGCAGACACCGGCCATTGTCGCTCGACGCCGCAAGGTCTCCGAGCACTACGCGCCACTGATCCACGAAGCCCTCAAAGCCGCTACAACCGGCGTAGAGACGGCAGTGCGCCACGCCCTCGTCGCCAGCACCGCTAAGGCGAGCAAGTCCGACAAGGACAAGCACGACGCGAAGGCGGCAGTAGACAACAACGTCGCCATCAACACCGACGCGCTCACGAACCTCGTCTCAGGCGTTCACGCCGACGGCGGCCTCGTGGGAACCGATGACGCGATGACCCAGTTGCCCGACAACGAAGCCATCACCTCCTCGCCAATGGGGGCGCTCTCGAACTCGGTGGACTGGGCAACGTGGACACCAGGCAACGCTGAGGCCGCTTCTAAGGTGGCTGGGAAGGGCTTACGCGCCCTTATGGATAGCGTTGGCGTCACCATCAAGGGGATTAGCGACACGACCTCACAGGCCATCGGCAACATCATCGCCGACGGACTGGCGCAGGGCTCGACCTACGACGAGATTACGAGCGCGATCTACAACTCCTACGCCTTCTCCTACGAGCGAGCGCATGCCATCGCCTCAACCGAAGCCGGACGAGCTGCGAACGCATCAACGCTGGACGCCTACCAAGTCGCAGGGATTACCCAGTTCAACTGGGAGACCTACGACCCATGCGACGAGTGCCAAGCCGAGGGGGAAGCCAACCCTCACGACGTAACCGACACCTACCCACCGCTTCACCCCAACTGCGAGTGCTTCATCACGCCAGCAGTCTGACCTACGGAGAACCAATGACCGACACCATCAAGTCCATCACATACGCCTACCTCGGTGGAATCGAGAAGTCCTACGACGATGCAGGCTTCCTGCACGTCAAGGGCCTTGTCACCGACGAAACGCCTGACCTCGATGAGCAGATCTGCGACCGAGCGTGGGCGGCTAAGGCCGTTAAAGAGTGGTTCGAGACCGGAGGCAACATCCGCGAGATGCACCAGAGCAAGGCCATCGGCAAGGCCATCGAAATCGGCGAGCAGGGAACCGGCTTCTACGCCGCAGTCAAGGTAGTGGACGCTGATGCTCGCCTGAAGGTCGAAGAGGACATTTTGACCGGCATGAGTATTGGCATTAAGGGCGCTCGGGTTGTGAAAGATGCCCAGGCTCCTAACGGTCGAATCGTCGGCGGCAAGATAATCGAAGTGTCGCTTGTTGACCGTCCAGCCAATCCTTCGTGCTCCATCGGTCTACTGAAGGCCGCAGGCATTGACATCGAGAAGGCCGAGGGCCCCGAGCTCAACGCCGAAGCAATCATGACCGAGGAGCCAGGAGTGAGCGAGAACGTGCTCAACCGCGACGAGCCTGCCTTCTGCAGCGCCTGCTCTGGCACCGGCAAGAAGTCCAACGTCGAGGGCAACACTCAAGAGACCGACTGCGATGTATGCGGTGGCACTGGTGAGCAGCCCGAAGGCCGCTCCGAGTTCGCCGAGCCCGAGCGCGTCTCGACCCCCGAGGCACTTGACAACCGCGACATGAAGGAAGCCGACGCCGACCTCGCCAAGAAGGACTACACCGACGCCGAGCGTGCAGACATGGCTGACGCTGGACAGGCGATGGCTGGTGGTGGCTTCCCCATCAAGACCCTCAAAGACCTCCGCAACGCTATCCAGTCCATCGGACGCGCCAAAGACCCAGCCGCCGCGAAAGCGCACATCAAGGCTCGCGCCGAGGCTCTGGGCCGTGAGGATCTAATCCCCGACAACTGGAAGGGCGCAGACGCCGAACTCGTCAAGGCTGACGACATGAAGCACGACGCCGCCGACCTCGCCGCTATCCGCTTGGGGCTCATCAACTGCATCAAGGCTGAGCTCGACGAGATGGTCGCCGGTGATGAGAATGAAGTCTGCGACGTGAAGGAATTGCTCACTACCCTTGAGTGGTTCCTCTGCTGGTGGACTGACGAAGCCTCAGAGAACGAAACAGACGCCCCATTCACCGGATGGGACGATGACAACACAGGAGACACAATGGCCTATGTAGGACTTGGCGTTAGCGCCGACCTCATCAAGAACGCAAGCGCGGAGACCGCCACCCCCGAGGTGAAGTCGGAACTGCGAAACGAAATCGTCAAGGCGCTGGGCCTTGAAGAAGTCATGACGGCGAAGGCCGAATTGAGCGAGGCGAAAGAGGAGATTGCTCTCCTGAAGGCCGCGCTTGACGAGGTAAAGTCAATGGCTGCACCTGGGGGGCCTGCACTGCGCGCCACCCGTGAGCAAACCAGCAAGTCAGCAGCGACACTGGCGCGAGAGGTAGAAGCACAGCGCTTCCGCAACCTCGCCGCACAGATCACTGACCCTGCCCTTCGCAACCAGTACCTCGACACCGCTCGGGCACTGGAAGCAAACTAACCCACAACCAAAGGAACCAGAATGGCGCTCGCCGCTCCCTCCCTTGACCAGCTCTTTCACGGCCTCCCAGCCGACGAGCAGGTCAAGCGCTTTGAGGCTTACAAGTCAGCCCTTAGCACTGTCCACTCCAACACCCTGGCTGCAAAGTCACGCGGTGAAATCTCCTTCGACCCCACTCGTGACATCCAGAAGACGGTGAACACCGCTTCGCGCGTTGCTGAACTGACGGGTGAAATCACGAAGGCCATCTCAGGCGACCAGTTGGCTGCCGTTCAGTCATCGCTCGACGGCCTTGCCGACCTGCAGAAGGACTTGACGCTTACCAGCCCACTGAACTCGACCATCTCGGGCGTCTCGGGTCTCGTACCTTACGACCTTGACCCAGTTCTGTCGCTGCTTATCCCGAAGGAACTGTACCTTCGCAACAGCGTCGCCCGCATCAAGGCTCAGGGCCAGGCGCTTGAGTTCCGTCGCATCACGGGCCTCTCGAACGCCGGTGTCGGTGGAGTTGGACAGACCTCGTCCTTCTTCAACAGCACCTCGGCTTCGACCTCGTTCGGTGGTGTCTCGCTGAACCGTCCGACCAAGATCACCTACGCCGCCGACAAGATTGTCAAGTCGTTCGTCGAGCAGGGTCTGTCGGACAGCGT